AACTTAGGGACCTCCGGGTAGATATCGGTATTACCGATTACCACCCGACCTGGTCTCTCCCACCGGCCCTAAGGCCTGGTCCCACCGATCAGATCGGTGAGCTCCACCTCAGCTTGATGTCGACGCGCTGAGGGCGTCCAGTACGCTCCAAGTGCTCGTCGTCACCCTGGGGTTGGCTTGCCCACAAGGTGGCGTCATGGTAGGTCCCAAAAGGACCACCAATGACCGCACCAGGTTCCAACCAGGGATGAGGATCCCTGACAGGAGTGCCTAGTTTCAACAAACATTTGAACAGGGCACCAGTCCCCTCTAAATGATCTTTAGGGGGTTTGGCTGACACAACAAAGCCCTTAACTAAGGGGCTTTGCCAGCGTGGGTGAAGTCGAGTAAAGCGATACCCGAAGGTTTCGCCTACAAAACTCACCCTGCCCAATAAGGAGGAATTTGGACTGACCGTCGGGAAGAAATGAATCAACCCTTCGATCTTTTCATCCAAAAATCTCGCAGTCCTCCAGTAACCACTCATATAGAGTTGGTTCCGGAGGGATATGAGAGATCCTACCTCCTCAGCATCCTGCTGTCGTGTTGGGAATACCCTTCGGCAACGGACGATGGATACGTCGTCACCGTTGTAGTATTCCTTCCCGCAAGACTCCCTGAACTTACCAGTCCAGAATGACTTGCTGAGACCAACTCTCGCTCCAAAAAGCGTCAGCGTCTCAACGACAGACAGCACATGATCTACAGGGACAATAAGATCGTCCCCATAGACACGCACCGAGCCGGAAAGCCTCTTGAGGTCTTTCCGGGTTAGTGACGTGTTAAGCGATCTTTGAATCCCAACGAAGATCATGGTCGTAAAGACCATTGCTTCAATTGGGAAGCAAAGTGCTGAACCCATAGACGCGTATTTGGCGAGTCGAATTACCTCGCCATTTACGTCAGCCTTACGGGACCGGGTCGCATCGACAGCCCTTGCTACATTGGGCCACCGAGCTACCATAGTCCTGACTAGCTGATTGGAGACACGGTCGGAAGCATCGCTCAGATCGAGCGTTGCGGTTCGGTTATCAATCGAACCTCGACGAGCAAATTCCTGGTTGGGAACTTGGTTGTCGAAACCGATCACCCTCGAGAGTAAGTTATCCCTCTCAAGGTACCCGAGGAGAGCACGGTAAAGACCTTGCTGCATAAATTGCATGCAGGTCGGCTCCATCGCGATCACTCGGGGTGTCTTCAGTGTCTTAGGAACAAGAGTTACCTTTACAGGTTGCTCTTCACCGGGTTCGAGGACGTTCATCCCATCTAGAACGGGCGTATAACGCCAATTCGGGATGGCATGGTAGACCGCAGGGAAAACCTGCTCTAACCGTCCGGTCCAGGTCCGCTGATTCCATTTCTGGTTTCCCAGTATATGGTCAGCGGTTGATCCTGGTCCGTGCTTAGGCACAACTCTATCGAACAAGACATCTCTGTCAAGTCGATCAAAGAGAGAACCAAAAAGCAACTCAGACATAATGCGAAACTCTTCGAGATCACTCTCAGAGAGCTCCGCGTCTGAACGACGAACGTCCTGCTCACACTCGATGTATCCACGCATGGCTGCGGCATTCCGCGCATCGCTGCACGGAAGCTGCATCTTACCGAACATCAGCGTTAGCTGACGAATCGCTAAGATAGCATCCACACATGGCTCGTCGAGTAACAAGCCACTACTCCGGTCGAACACACGGTTGAAGAAACCTAGCATAAATGCTGGGAGCCTTCCGCCCTTTTCCTTACGGAATTGGGTGTTGATACCGACCTCGCCTTGGTCAAGCCACTTTTGGGTAGCTTTTCCTAGGTCTGGTAGGGTGATCGTTAGAAACGATAACCCCTCATGTTCGACTCGCCTCGTGACGGTCTTAATGTCACGAGTGGCGCTAGTGCAACATCTAATGGCCGATTCCTCGGCCATTATGGACCAGAGTGACGTCAGGCTTTTCACCTGTCCCAGATGTGTATCCAGGTTAACCTCCTCGATGCTCTGAAGGTTCAGGGTC